CGGGTCGTAAGGCCATTTGGCCGCCATGTTGCTAAGTCACTGCAACCGCAATCTTGCGCATTTGTCCTGACGGAGTCCTAAGCATGCCGACAAAAACGATTGTTGAGCGCAAGTCCGTAAGTTTGAGAAGTATCTCGACCTACGATTACTTGACAGCTGCTCAGCCGGAGCCTTCTACCTATACGGTATCGGCCTCTGCTACGTCTACCAAGACGGGCTCAGCCAATCCTGGCTGGCGGTCAGCTGTTCGCTTAGGACAGAGTGCTACTACTCCTTACTCTGCGGATATTCGTACCAATGAGCTTTCTAAAGGCTCATGGTCCGAAACGCTGTATCAAAACGGCGATCCTAGGAAGTGGAAAGTAGCATCAGGTGACTTTCTCCCGGGTATTTATACACCGGGGGCGTTACCTTCCGTTAGTCGCATCCAGTCTGACGCAGTCCTCAAAGCCTCTAACAAGATTCGTGGTGCCCTGATGAAAATGTCAGGCCCCACCTTTCTTGGTGAGCTTCGAGATACAGTTCATATGATCAAGCATCCCGCGCAATCACTCCTTCGTTCGATGGAGCTGTATTGCAAAGCTGCTCGTAATATGCGAAGTGTAAAAGCCCTCACGGACTCTTACCTCGAATATACATATGGCTGGGGCCCCTTAATGAGCGACATAAGGGGTGCTGCGAATGTAGCTGCTTCAATGATGATCAATGACCAACCTTCCGTTGTGTCATCGATGGCCTCGGAGAAGTCTAATCCTGAGATTTATATGCAGGACAAACAACTCTGGACCAATGTCTACGTAAAGCAGACCCGTACTTATACGACCGAAGTCTCCTGTCGTATTAAGGCCGGCATCAGAAGCGAGGTATACGGACCTATTGGTTCGTTGCAGCGTTTGGCTCAGCTTTCCGGGTTTTCCTGGACCGAGTTTGTGCCAACAGCTTATGAGCTCTTACCGTTTTCCTTCGTTTTAGATTATTTCTCTAACGTCGGTTCGGTACTCTCGGCTGGTTACGCTTCGAAAGGCTACACCTCTTGGGTGAGCGTTTCTACGCGTACTGAGGCATCTGTGAAAGTCGTCGAAGTTCCTAAGTTTCAGAACTTTTCCGGCTACACTCGGCCAATCGAAATTGGCTCGCCGGGCATGACTGAATCAAAGCGAATCATTGTGACTCGCTCTGCTTCCATGCCTGATGTTGAGGTTAGTTTCGATTTGCCTTCGAAGAAGCAAGTGTTGAACTTGGCCATCCTGGTCAAGGCACTTACTTCTTAATCAACCCTTCTCGGAGAGATACGAAAATGACAGTCGTAGTTACTTCCCCCATCACTGGGGCTGCGCAAACTGGTTTTACCAGTCCTACCTACACCGTGGTCAGTGATCTGGCTCCAACTAATAACGGCAAACAGTACGCTGTTACCGCTATCGGTGGAACTCAGACCGGTGTTACGATCCATTCGGCAACCAATCCGTTCACGATTGCAGCCTTTCGGCCTGCGGTCTTTAAACAAATCGGTCAGCCGAATCCGGTAACTGGAGTCATCTCCAGCATTCCGAACAACGTCACAAAAGTCATCACACGTAAGGGTGTTACGCCCGCGGCGAATCAATCGCCTCGGCCGTTCGTCATCCGCTCGGAGTTTGATCTCCCGGCTGGTGCCGACACGTATGACCCTGCTAATGTTCGCGCCGCAATTAGCGCGCATATTGGTGCGTTGACACAGATCGCCGCTGGTTTGGGCGACACTGTTGTCTCTGGCGTGCTTGGTTAATCCTCGCCGCCGGAGACCTTTTGTGATGGATATCGTAACCGCTATTATCGTCGCTGTTAGCGCGATAACATGGAGACTACAGCATGAAGGTAAGTTCTGCGCTCCTACAACAGAAAGTCCTCCAGGATTTGTCGTCTCAGCAGCTCAGCTACCCACAGATGTGGGCAGCCGAGTCGCTCAAGACGTCGCTCCTGAAGAAGTACCTCGTTAACGATAGAACGACTGATGAGCAGAACAAGTTTGCTCTCAGCAAGTTCTTCGAAGCGCAAAAGCGCTGTGCTCGAGGCCCGCAAGGGCCTCGTAACAGCGTAGATGCGCGTATCGATAGGCTCCTCCGTGCAAAGTTCTCTACTCTGCTCGGTGGCTACTGCCTAACCGACAACTTCCAACAGGATTATAATTTCGGTCCTGGTGCTAGTATCGGCTCTCGATATAACGACTTGTATAGCAAGCTTGACGGCCCTTTGACAGGGTCGTCTAGCTTCTTATACTTGCTATACATGACTAGTCTTTCGCCGAAACACTTGATTGCCCAACGAGCTAGCTCGGCGGGAGGTGTTTTTAGCAAGACTAGATGGTCTCGACTTTCATTCGTACCAAAAAACGCTGAAACGTCTAGAACCATTTGCACGGAACCGCTTCTTAATATGATGGCTCAAAAAGCTATCGAAGCGTTTCTCACCCGAGTGCTTAAGCATGACTTCGACATCGACCTGCCTAAACAGCAGGAAGAGAATCGTCGCTATGCTCGCTACGGGTCTCGGACCGGTGGTATTTCTACCATCGACCTTGAGAGTGCGAGTGACTCTATTAGTACCAGGTTCGTATCCAGCTATATGCCTGAAAGCTTCGCGCGTGCTCTTTTTCGCACGCGTACGGCCTTCACGCTATTGCCAGACGGACGTAAGGTACGCCTGAACATGATTTCTTCGATGGGAAATGCTTTTACCTTCCCATTGCAGACAATCATATTCGCGTGTATCGTTCAAGCCTGCTACGCGGCCCTAGGGCTGCGTTACAGAACGTATGGGTGTAAACGTTACTGTGTGAACGGTGACGACATTATTGTCGATTCTCGTGCATACAGCCTCGTGACCTATACTCTTGAACGCTTAGGGTTTAAGGTTAACCTCGCAAAGTCTTTTTCCGCTGGACCCTTCAGAGAGTCCTGCGGGGGAGACTATGTCTATGGTTACGACGTTAGAGGTGTATACATTAAGAAACTCGGCAATCTTGCCGATATCTATAGTGCATATAACCGCCTGCGTCGGTGGTCTCTGAGACACGGAATTTTACTCCGGTCGGCTCTTGCCTATCTCAGAGCACTACCCTCAAATCCTCACTATGTTCCCATCGGCTCTGATGTCACATCAGGGTTTTGGGCGACACGTGGGGAAACCCTGGCCTGGTCGAGGCGCGAGCACCGTAAATACCAACACGGGCTCTTGTCCTACCAAGCTTACACGTTCCGCTCTCGCAACTTAGCGCATGATCCGGCGTCGCCGGACCTTATGCTTCGTTGTATTGCGAGCGGGCGGATCAGCTCCGGTTCGCTTGATAAGAAGCACGGATATCCATGCCGCATATCACGCCGACAGCGTGACGGTCGTTTCTTTACAAAAACGATCGTGACTAGCATATGGCCGTCATGGTCAGATGCACTGTCGTTCCGGTTATAAGTCGCTAATGCGCAGGGCTTAGTTGGGCCCTAGGCTAACGCCTATGCCAGAGAACTGGATGGTAGAGAAGGTTTATTTTCTCACGTG